TCCGATCGTGCTCCGGCTCATACGCCGCCGGCAACGAGAGAACGCGTCCGTCGCCTTCCTCGGTCGCTTCTTTGCCTTCGACAGGTTTTGGCATATGAGGCAAAGCGAGAAGCCGAGGTACATCCTCTCCGAGATATGGTTGTTCCCACAAGTACAGTCGCCGCCCTTGTGGATCGAAACCTCTTCCTTCCATACGCCGAGCTCGCTAGAGCTCTCTCTCTTCTTGGTCATTTTTGAACGCCTCCCATGAGACCGCGACGCCTCGCCGCGGCCATGATCTCCGGAGCGAGCTCGCCGGCCTCCTCGAGGCGGAACAAAGCCTCGCCGACGTAGCTCCTTCCGATCGCTTTTAGAGACGGCGATCCCGCCTCTCTAAGGGCCTTCGATACCTCGGCCTCCCTCTCCTCCATTTGATCGTGAAAGGCCGCGCAAGCCGGGACGAGGCCGTCGAGATCGTCCTTTCCGATATGGTGCGCCGACGCCGGAGCGTACCCGAGCCCGCACTCATGGCCGGGAAGGTACACTCGACCCGCGCAAGGCTTCTCCCGAACCTTGAGGAAGACCGGCCCGTACCGAAGAGGATTCTCTTCCGCCCTCTCCGCCAGCGTACGAGCTCGGAGCTTCTTCTTCGGATCCGTCTTGAGCGTTGAACCGAACCGGCCGACCTTCCACTTCCTGTCGCACTTGCAAGGAACGAGAGGAGAGCCGCAATCCGGACAAGGCAAACCGCCCGAGTCTCGAGTCTTCATGGTCCGACCTCCGGGCCCTTCTTCTTCCGGACCCTCCTCTCGATTATGTCGAGCAAGGCCGGATATCTAGCGACGAGCATATCGGCGAACCAAGGAGAGAAGACGTTGTTTACCCGGACCTTCTTCGTATCCCTGTAATGGGCGAGGAAGCCTCTTGGAGAAAATCGCTTCTCGCCGGCCCTCAAAGCCTCGAGGGCCGCGGATTGAATGTCCTCCCAAAAAAGCTTCCCGTCGTCCGACTCGAGGAACTTTTGAAACGCCGGAGGCTTACCCTCCGCCCTCGTATGTGGCTCCGCTTCCGGGCCCGTCGGAGGAGGAGGAGGATCGGCGAACATTGGAAGCCCGCCCGTTTGGTCAAGTGCTCTGCTCATACCCGTACCCTCCTTCCCTTCGGGACATAGCGCCCGCGATCGACGACGACCTCGCCGGCCCTCCGCCATAGCTGGCGGGCTCCGCATCTAGCACAACGCAAAACGAAGACGACGCCGCGGAGCTCGCCGTCCCATTCCCGGAGAGGGCGGAGCTCCCAAGCATGACGGGAAAAGCCTTCGCATATCATGGCGCCCCCCCGTCAGTTAGGAGGAGGACCTCGGGCCGCTCGAGGAAGACCTCCCAAAGGGTCGCCCCCGTCGGCGTCTCCGCCATACCGAGGAGGAGCTCCGGAGCTGTAAACATTCCCGTATCTATCGCGAGAAGGACTCCCTCGAGGATCCCTTTTAACTGGCGCCAAGCGACCCGCTCGACTTGCTCGGCGTCGTCGATCTTGTGGACCTCGAAGAGCCGCTCGGCGAGATACTCCGTCTTCGGTTTGAGAAGGACCGACATAAACCCGAGCTCGGCCTCGACGACAGGAAGGTTAAATCGGACCGCCGAGACCCGACCGAATCCGTCCCATACTTGCTCGAAGCGTTGAGCTCCGTACCTCCGGAGAAGCGTCGCGACTTCCGCGAGGCTCGCCTCCGGAGAAACCTTTGTCGAATAAAACCGGATCGAGTTGCTCATTTCTCGCGCCTCCGTTTCCTCCAAGGCTTGCCCGTCATGGCGGAACGAGCCGGCGCCGTCCAGCCGCAATTATGGCAAGCCTCGCCCGGAGCGACCTTCGTCCCGGTACCGTAAGCTTCCGCGCAAGTCGGGCACGAATGGCAATGCCGGCGGAAGAGTCGACGCCTCTCTTTTTGCTCTCGACAAAAATCCCCGTAGTCGCTCATTCGACCCAAGCCTTCCCGTCGTCGCATACGACGACCTCTCCGACGCCGGCCGGATTGATCCGACAGAGGAAGAGTTGAAAGTCCTTCTCCCTGGCGAGCTCGGCGAGAGCTTCCATGCCGTCCGCGTCGACGCCCTCCGCCTCGTCGACCAAGGCGACCCGGAGCTCGGGATCGTGGGCGAACGCGACAGCCGCCGAGAACTCGACCCACTCCCGACCCGACGCCGCGTCGAGCGGGCGCCCATGCAAGAGAGGAAGACCCTCTTCGTCGAAGGAGAGACCCGGGATATCGACGCCGCTCTTCGCGAGGAGGTCCCGCTCCTTCGTCTTGAGCTCCTCAAGCTCGGAGTTATATCCGGCGATCATTGCCCGAGCCTCCTCGAGCTCCTCTTGAGCTCGGTCCCAATCCTTCCAAGGATCGAGCTCGGCGTTCCTGGCGTCCGCGTCGGCGAGCCTGTCCCGGACCTCGGCGATCTCCTCCGAGGGATCCGGAAAGCCTTGCGCCTTCTCCTCGAGCTCCGCCGCGACCTCGTCGGCCGTCTTCTTTGTCGCCTCGACCGCCTCGAGGCCCTCTTTTGCGTCCGCGATCTCCCGCTTTATTTGCTCGAGATCCTCCTCGAGCCCGTCGATATGGTTCCTTTGCCTTTCGACGTTCCTTCCCGCCTCGTCGGCCGCTCCTCTGGCGACGTCAGCGTCGAAGATCGCTCCCGCCCGCTCCTCGCCGATCGACCGGAGCTCGTCGAGCTTCGCCGCTTCCGCCGATACGTCGACCGGTTCCGGCCGGCTTCCGTCCGGTCGCTTCGTCCGCTCCGATCGTTGCTTCGCTGAATACCAAGGAGACCGCTCGTCCTTGAGCCCTTCAATGGACCGCCGAACGTCGCGGAGCTTGGCCGGAAGATCCGGATCCGTTGCGATCGAGAGGAGGATCGGTACGAGCTCCTTCGGCTTCGTCGCATACTTCCGGAGGGCGTGTAAGTCGAAGGCGCCATTTCCGAGCCAGGAAGAGACGAGCGTTTGCCCATGCTTCCCGCCGTCCGGCGCCTCGACGATAAGGTTCCCTTTTGGATTGGCCGGCGTCGGGCGCCGGGTAATCGTGTATCCGTTCGTAAACCGGCCGCTCGAGATCGAGGTCCCTCCGCCCTTGTCGTTTCTCGGGTCCTCGGCGATTGCCTTGCCTCCGCCGAGAAGCGCCAGGATCGAGCGGAGAAGCGACGTCTTCCCGGCCTTATTCTTGCCGGTTACCTCGACGACGCCGGCCTTGCCCGAAAACTCGAGCTCGGCCGCTTCGATTCGGTAGAGCCTTTGGATATCGAGGCCCGCGAGCTTGATCCCTTCTCTCTTCTTCATGTCTTTCTCTCCTTGGTCGTTTGGTTTCACCTCAAAGCCCAATGCTTATTCCCTCTCTTCGGTTTGCAAACGTCCTCCTTCCCGTCTTCCGCCGGCTTGTGATACTTCGCCGTTCCGAATTTTTCGTTTACGACCGAGACAATTCGGATATACTCTTGCCCGGGTTCGATCGGCTCGTCGCATAGCGAGCACTTATGCGGGAGAGCCGCCCGGAGAACCCGCCTCGAGACTCGTCGTACCTTGTGCATTACTTTCGCCTTTGCTCTGGACCCGCCGGCCTCGGGCCGAGCGAGTCCGGACATACGATCAAGACGAGGGCCTCGTCCGACGGCGTACGAAACAAAGCCGTCGCCCGACAGTCCTCCGCCTCCTCGATAACCGTCGGCTCCTCGGGTACCGGCTCCGGAGTTTCCTCGAGGCCGGTCCAGCGCCCGAAGAAAAAGCCGATAACGAAGAGGACCGCCGTCGTTTGCCTTTTCATACCGGGCCCTCCCATTCCTTGAGAGCGTTTACGAGAATCCATGCCGTAACGAGGAACGCGTCGGCCATATCGTCGTTCAATCCCTCCGGAGGCTCGGACCCGAGCTCCCGGATCCCATACCGGGCCGCGGCAATCATGGTCGGTTTTTCGGCCTTGCCGTTCCCTGTCGCGAACTTCTTCAACGTTGCGACGTTGACCCCTCTCCATGCGATTCGCCGGCCGAGGTACTCGAGGAGTCCCGTTTGCTTCGCTATGTAGTCGGACCGACCGCGTCCCGTAAAGGGAACGTCTTCGTATCCGATAACGCCGACCGGCTCGAGACCGCTCCGGATAACCTGTCCGTCGATCTCGGTTAAGGTTCCCTCGAGGACAGCCTCGAGCCACTCTCCGAACGCGACGCAACGCTCGGCCGGCTCGAGCTTGTCCCAACGATTCCAACCGAGGAAGAGCTCTCCCGATATGGTATCGTACCGGGAGAACCCGCCTTTCGTCCCGAGGTCCAACCCGAGGACGACCATTATCCCTCGGCCGCCTCTTCCTGTCCGTCGAAGAGGTCGCGTTGTGTACGCTCTCCGTTGACAAACCGAACCGCCTCGGCGATTAGCTTCTCGATCTTCTTGAGCGTCGTCGTCGGAATCGTATTCGCTCCGGTCTCCTCTTCCCGCTCATGGACGAGCGGAGAGGAAAGCGAGAACGTCCCGGCCTCGACTTGGCGCCGGCCCGAGATTACGAAGTTCCGAACGTCCTTCTTCGTTCCGATCGAGACCGAGATTACTTCCGTTCCCTTTCTGGCGTTCGCCTTGTCGAGCTCGCACAACGCGAGGAGGTCGTTCGTAAGACCCGCGAGGGCCTTCCCGAACTCCTTCCGAGGCTCGTCTTTGGAGGAGAACGAAACGACCTCGTCGTCTCGTCCATTGGGCCGCCGAAAATCGACGCTCGTTACGCCGTCCTTCGACTTGATCTTCACGACTTCCATTCGGTACCGCCTTTCTCCTCGAGGAGCTCGAGGTCTTGGGTTCAACCGCCCGGCTTGGTTATGTCGTCAAACCGAGTGTATTCCTTATGGAAATAAAGCCACATACGACCGACGGGCCCGTTCCGTTGTTTCGCGACGACGAGCTCGCCGAGGTTCTCGTACTTCGAACGCTCTTCCTCCTTGGTCTTGTCGTCGAAATACATTTCCGGCCGCCAGAGGAAGAAGACGTTATCGGCGTCTTGCTCGATCGCGCCGGAGTCCCGGAGATCCGAGAGCCGCGGCCGAGGAGGATTCCGACTCTCGACCGCCCGGGATAGCTGAGAGAGTGCGAGAATATGGACGTCGAACTCCCTCGCCATTTGCTTTAAGCCGCGAGAGATCGCGCCGACCTGTTGCGTCCGGTTCTCTCCCTCCGACTCCATGAGTTGCAAGTAATCGACGACGACGAGGCCGACGTCCTCCTTCGCGTCGAGCCTCCGGACCTTCGCCCGTATGTCGGCGAGCGTTCCTCGAGGCCGGTCGTCGAGCCAGAGAGGCGCCGTATTCAAGTGTCCGGCCGCGGCCGCGAGCCTTTGGTAATCCTCGGACTTGAGACCTCCGGCGCCGATCGTTTGAAGGCATACCCGGCCCTCGCTCGCCAAGCCTCGGCGGATAAGTTGAGCGTTCGTCATTTCGAGGGAGAAGATCGCCGTCGGTACGCCAGAGAGAGCCGTCTCGACGGCCGCCTCCCATGCCCAAGCCGACTTACCATGAGAGGGCCGGGCCGCCAAGACCGAGAGGTCGCCCCTATGGAGGCCGCGGGTCATACGGTCCAGATCCTTAAAGCCGGTCGGGAAGCCGATAACCTCCTTCTTCGCGGCTTGGTCCCGCTCGATCTCCTCGAACGTTCCCCAAAGGGCCTCCTTGATTGGAAGCAACCCGTCGCCGCCCCCGTCGTCCCGGAGAACGTCGAGGATCCTTCCCTCGGCCGCCGTCATTACCTCGGCCGCCGGCCTTCCGTTGAGATCGTAGATATCGCGGATCGTTTTCGAGCTCGCCTCGAGGAGGGCCCGAAGACGAGACTTATCCCGGACAATCTTGGCGTGATACTCGACGTTGGAAGCCGTCGGGACAGCGTCCAGCAATTCCGCCAAGTAAGGCGCCCCGCCGGCCGCCTCGAGCTCGCCGGTATCCTTGAGGGTCTCGAGGACCGTTACGACGTCCGCGACGTCTCCTCGGTCTTGTAAGGCACAAAAAACCCGGAAGAGTCTCCGGTGAGCCTCTCGGTAGAAGTCCGAGTCTTTGAGGATCGTCCGGCTCTCCGAGATCGCGTCCGGCTCGATAAGCATGGCGCCGAGGACCGAGACCTCGGCTTCCGGCGAGAATGGCGGTTGCCGATCAAAGGCCGAGAGCTCGTCCGGCCCGCTCATTCCGGTATCTCCAAGTCCGCGGCCCAACCCGGGAGACCGACTTCTTCCTTCTTCTCCTCGACCCGCCGGCTCCGCTCTTCCCTGGCGAACTTCGCGGCGTTCGAGAACCAATTCCGGAGCGACCGGTCGGGAGACTTCGGCTTACGGGATCCGTTGCTCTCCCAATACTCGGCCGCCTTCCGCGTCTCGAGAGCGAAGTCGACGCCAGCGTACGAGGGTTCCCTTTCGATCTCTCGACACCACTCCGCGAGGGTCCGTTTAAGCTTCCATGGGACCTCGAGGCGTTCGCAAAACGAACCGACCTCGACAACGAAATCGGTCTTTTCCTCCTCCGAAGGGAAGAGACTTCCGTTCTCCGTCTCTCCCTGTAAACAGCTTACTTTATTGTTTCCACTATGCGGTGCGGTTTTGCACTCGCCGGGAACCGTCCCGCCGGTCGACTCCTCTCCGGCGGTATCAAAACGTCCCGCCGGGTCGAGTCTCGATTGCCATTGCTCTTCGGTGACAGGAACGGGCGAGATATACCACTCGTACCCGTCGAAAGTCCCGTCTTTACCTTGCCTTTTGACGGTCCGAAGGTATCCGCCCTCGCGGAGCTCTTTAAGGCCGGACTTGACCGCCCTCTCCCCGTCACTATGTCGCCTTATAAGGTCGGCCCGGTAAAAACGCCACTTGTCCGGGTGGGACAAAAGATACCAAAGGAGACCGACCGCTTTCCAAGAGAGGGCGTCGTCGAAATGGCAAGCGTTACAAACGACGTTTGCCCAAACGATATCCTCGTCGATGCTGAATTGATTTAGGGTATTTTCCACCGTCGCCTCCTTGCAAGGCATAAGGAGGAGAGAGAGGATCGGACGGGCGAGGAAGGGCAAGGACCTTTCTCGAACCGGCTCGCTCTTGAGAGCCGAGCGGTAAGCGTCTCGCGAAAAACGCTTCCCGCCCTCTCTCCTCCGTAAGGGATTTCGAAGTTATGGCCGGCGGTCCTCTTTTCCAAGGCCGGCTTTCCTGGCGCCATCCCTCAAAAGCCGAGTTGAGGATCGACGCCGTCCTCGAGAGGCTCTCCTTCGTCCTCTGGCGCCTCCGAGCTCTCCGGAGGCTCCGAAGGACCTTCTTCGCCCCCGTCGCCCTTCTCGGGCGATTCTGGCTCGTCCTCGAACGTTTCCAGCTTGGCCCGGAGAGCGTCTTTTACCCGGTCGGTTAGGCTCGGATGATCGTAACCGAGAACGAAATGTTTCACGTACCCGCGTCCCTTCGACGTCTCGAGGACCTCGTCCCAGGTTTTCCGCTTGAATTGACCGAACCCGACAGGAAGAGGACCGACGTCGAGCTCGCCCTCGACGAGCTCGAACTCTCCCGTATGCTCCGGCTCTTCTTCCTCGGAGAAGTCCGGGAGGTCGACCTCTTCCTCTTCTTCCGGAGGAGGAACGTCGCCGTCGTCGACCGCCGTCTTCCTCGACTCCTCGAGGCGCCTCCGGATCTCTTCCGTCCGAGCCTCCGTTGCCGACTTCGCCTCTTCCCGTACCCGGATCTCCTCGAGCTCCTTCCTGGCGTATGGATCGAGAACCCATTCCTCGGCGATATCGCCCTCTTCCTCGAGCTCGTTATCGGCGATCTCCGCGCCCATGCCAGCCGCTAGAGCCTTGAGCTCCTTCCGCTCGATTTGGTCGGCCTTATGGAAAGCGAGGGCCTCCGTACGAGCTTCCTCGTATGACGCCCGGAGGACGATCCCGACTTTATACGACGTCGACGTTCCTTCGTCGTGCGTATCGGTTGCAGGATAAACGACGAGCTCGAGAGGAAGACCGCGGAGGGATCCGAACTCCGCCTCGAAAAGACGGAGCGTCGTTTGAAGATTATTGATCGTCTCCCATGAGGTCGTTCGGAACAAGTGATAACCGCCGTATCTCGAGGCCGCCTCGAGAATGACCGCCAGCCGACCGAACGGCTTGCAAGGACACTCCTCGCCGAGGGCCCGCCGACAAGTCGCCGACGTCTTCTCCTTGTGATTGATCGCCGTCTCGCCGTCACAAGAGAAGACCTTCGTCTTCCCTTTGTAGACGAGCATTTCGGATTGAAAGTTGTCCTCGACCGACGCGAACCGGAGCCGGATCGGAAGAGCCTCCGGCGTCGGCCCTAGCTTCTCATGGGCGTACGCGTCGACCTCGAAATTCCCGTCGTCTCCCCGCTTCCGGGTTGTGATAAGGAAATGATCGAGCTTGACCGGAAGCCGCATCTTGGCGCCCGACCTCGTCTCGATCTCCTTCCCCTTGCCCCCGATCTTGATTTTCCCGAGCTCCATGGGCCGCGGCCGCATAAGAGTCGGCGAGATCGTCCTCCGGAGCTCTGGCGTTCCGTTCGTCTTGTCTTCCATAGCGTTGTTCTCCTCTTGGTCGAATGAATCTCGAGCTTAATCGTCGGAAAGGACCCGCGGGACGAATCGAAAACCCGGGTTCCCTTTCACTTTGAGAGAGTATACGTCGAGAGAGAGGGCGTTCGATAGACTGTTTATGTCGCCGTCGGAGAGCTTCTCGCCGTCCTCGTTCCGGAGCTCGCCCGACCGGCATAGCTCTTTGAACTTGTCCGAGTCGAGCGGCCAAGCGTCGGCGATCCTGTCGAGGGTCTTGTTCCCGTCGAATCGGCCCTCCGTCATGCTTAGGACGCCGCGTACGCCCTCTCCTTCGTACTCCCCGGGCTCCGTACCAACGAGAGCCTTCAAAGCCTTTACAGCCTCGTCTCGAAGGCTCTTTGCCTCCTTGTATAGCGGATCCGCATGGCGGAAGAGCTCGGCCGCGGCCTTCCAATCCTCGTCGTCCTTCGTAACGACGACGCCCTCGACCTCCGGGACGACGAATCCCTCGACCGGTATCTCGTTCGTCTCCGGCGGGATCCGCGGGTCGATAAACTCGTCGAAGAACCTCGGGACCTCTTCCCGGATCGCCGCGATCATTGCCTCGTCGCGTTCGATCGGCCAATGCAAGAGCGACAGAGAGTCGGCGTTGAAGGCGCAAAAAACGCAATACTCGAAGCCGGTAACGAGCATATGGTTTTGAGCTTGCCAAATGATCCGCTCCGGGAGCCCATGCCGGCGGTACTTCGAGAACATATGCCAGCGAGGAACCTTCGCCTCCCAACAACCCGGCTCGTCCCGGGAGAACGATCCCGTCCCGGTCCCCGGGAGAATGATCCGATCGACGCTCGTCGAGATCCTCGGCTCCTCCTCGAGGCAAAGCGTCGGGAGCTCGATAAGCTCCGAGCCGCTCTCCTCCGAATACTTGAGCGCCGCGATACTCTCGAAGAGGCGCCCCCTCTCGAGGTCCGCGGAGAGCTCCTCGTCTTCGCCGGCCAAGGGATCGCCGATCTTCGACTCGAAGAGGCTTGTCCGGTCCTCTGGATCCTCCGAGAAGAGCTTCCATACCTCGGAGCTCCCGATACTCTTCGGACGCGTTAAAAGCCAAGCCTCGCGGTCGAGCCAGGAAGCGACAACCGGCTCGGGAACGTAGAGACCGAACCTCTCGCAATAGTCGAGCGACCGGTCCCGGATCTCGTTAAAGAATACGTGGGACATGATTCTAACTCCTCTGGATAACGGAAAGCCGGACCCGAAGGGCGACCCATACGAAGAAGATCGTTCCGGCAAAGTATACGAGAGCCTCGACCGAGCGAGACTCGAGGACCATCACAACGCAAGAGAGCGCCGCCAGGATAGCGAAGAACGTCGCGACCGCCCTCATTTGCAAGCCTCCCGGAGAGGGAGCTCGGTCCCGTCCCGATACCGGACGACGATCTCGAAGTCCTCTCCGAGCTCGGTATCCTCTGGCTCCGGAGTGTCGACGTAGTTCCCGGAGAGGCCCGGGAGCTTTTGCGTATTGCCCAAGGCGCCCGGGAGCTCCATAGGCTCCGCCTCCTCGAGGAGCCGCTCGAGCTCGGAGATCCGGTTCTCGAGATCTTCTATCCCCTGGCGCTCCTCCTCGAGAGCCTTGACCCGACCCGCGAGCTCGGCGACCGCCGGCCCGATCTTGTCGAAGCCGAGTGTCCGGAGAATGAACGCCGCCCTCTTCCATGTCCGGGCAAAGCTCCCGCCGTCGGCGACTCGCTCGTTCGCGAGTTGTAGGACCGGAGTCGTATTTATCTCCGGGTCCGATTCGTGAACCATTTCGACGACGACCGGATCTCCCTCTCGGATCCGTACCGTACCGTACCGAGCTCCGCCACTCGCGAGGCCCGTCCCGTTGAGTTTCGCCCTCATGGCGTCCGCGATCTTCATGTCCCAATCGAGCGGCGCCCCCGTAAGAAAGTTCCCGAGCTCCCATACCTTCCGCGTTGTCTCTTTCATGCTGTTCTCTCCTTGGTCTTTGGTCCTTCGGTTAGGATTTGATCTCTTCGATTTGCCGAGCGAGCTCCTCGCAAGCCTTGTCCTCGAGAGTGAGAAGAACGACGTCGAGACGCTCGACCGTCGCCGGATGTTGAGGTTCGCCCTTGAAGTACCTCGAGACGCCGGCCTTCCCTGGCGACTCGCCGGTCTCCTCGAGTACCCAATCGAGGAACCAAGCTTGGGCCCCCCTCTTCGTCTTCTCGGGATCGAGGACCCGCTTTACCGCTTCGATTCTTTCCGTCTTGGTCCGCATGGTCTCTCCTTGGTCGACCTTGCACGTTAAAAGGGAGCCGGAACAAAGGTCAAGTTTTCCGTTCCGCGTCCTTCGTCGTCTTGAAGTGTTCCGACTTGTCCGCTTCCGCTTTCCGGAAGGAGGAGAAAGGAAGGCCCTCCGAGGCGAGCCGTTCGATTCCGCGCCAACCGCAAGAGCAAACGCCTTGGTGCCCGTAAGGCCGGCCGGCGTCGCGAAGGATCTTTACTCCGGGATTGTGCTTCATGTCGTCCTCTCCTTGGTCGTTAGTTGAGCTCTCGAGCCCAACGGGTCTTTCTGCAAGTCGGAGCCTTGTCGGTCCGAGCTCGCGAGGGTCGATTCCATGTCCCGCCCTTCGTCCGAGCCTCCGGAGTCCAGCCGGCCGCCCGGAGCGAGGTCCCGCTCTCCGTTTCTAGGGTGTACGTAATGATCTTCTCGAAGCCGCGTCGCTTCGCTTCCCGGGCCGCTTCCGCGTACGCTTGGCTCGCCGCGTTCCATAGGAGCTCGCCCTCGATTGAATCATGCGCCAAGCAAAGCCGGTTTACCTCGACCGTCGTCGTACCGTCGATCATGCGGGCAACCGGTCGACCGACCATAACGACGCCGACGAGATCGGGCCCGTTATGGATCCCGTATCCCCAACGCCAGGAGACCGGCGGCCGGTTGTGCCTATGGTGGTCGAGGACGAACGCCTTCGCCGTCTTGAGGTCGATCGGCTCGAGACGGATACCGAAGTCGAGGAGGGCCCGCCCGTCTCCGGAGGCAACCGTCCGGAGCTCGATCCCATGACCGGCGAAGACCCGACGGAGCGAGGAGAGGTATTCCTTCCGCTCGTCCCGGCCCATTGTCCGGAGAGCCTCCGAGAGATCCTCCCGGAGGTCTTCCTCGGCGTCTCCACAGCAAGCGACGACTTGAAAGGCCCTCTCCTCCGGATAAACCTCGAAGAGGTCCCAAGCCCAAAGCTCGCCGCAAAAAGGACAAGTCTCGCCGGTCGTATAACCGCCAGCGAAGAGAACGTCGGGCTCCCAATGAAGCTCGCTCATTATGCGACCCTCTCCTTCGCGAGCTCCTTATCGGCGACTTCGAGGAATCGAGTCCAACGAGATCCGCCGAGCCGTACCGGGTGGGCCGAATCCGCCGAGTCCGAACCGGCCGAGACAGCGTCCCGGATCCGGCTTTGAGTCGCCCGGCCGAAATGGAGCTTAAGACCCCAACGGTCCGCGAGCTCGCGCCAGATTCCGACCGTCTCCTTAAAGTCGTCGGACCCTCCGACAAAGAGGTACGCGAGCTTGGAGAGAATCGGCTCGTCCGTCTCGGGATCCCGGAGCTCCTCGAGGGCTTCCGGGCTCATTCCGTCTTGAACCGCCAGCGCCAGAGGAAGGAGCCCGTACCCGGAGCCGTAGTAATGCCCGAACGGGTCGACCTCTTCTTGAAGACCGTCGAGCTCGTACTCCTCGAGCCAAGCGAGCGACTCGAGGATCGAATCCGGATCCGCCGGCCGGTCCGGAATCACAACGAAGAGCGGGAGCGAACCGCGATCGTAAACGACCGAGCTCGCCTCATGGAGTTTCTTCTCGAAGGTCCGGAAGCGAGGAGCGTAATCCTCGTCGTTATTCCATGCCCGGAAGACGCCGTTATCGAGAGCCCAAGGCTCGCCGTCGAAAGGATTGATCGGCCTCTCGACGTACATCCGACCCCACCCTCTCGGGTAGGAGTCGGAGAGCTTCGCCGAGCCGTTGCTCATTTCGCCGAGAAGATAGGTCGTCGTCATTTGGAAGCCCTCCGGAGCATTGCCTCGTTATTCGTCCTCATGGACCGAATCGCGTCGCCCTCGGTCGGATGAAAAGCGACCGTAAGCTCGTCGGAAAAACGTCCGTCGATCCGCGTTACCAAAATCTCCGCGACCCGGTCGCCGACCCGCTTTACTGCGTAATACTGAATCTTCGCCGAGACCGTCTTAGGCCCGCTCCTGTTTGAGGGAGATAAGGGCCGACTGAGCGAGAGCGATATGGTAGTACGCCCGGTCGAGCGGCGTCGCGTCCTCGTTCTTGTGAACCCGATCGAAGAGGTCGACGAAGTTCATGCTCTCGCCGGCTTCCCGCGTCTCCGGATGGAGCGAGCAAGCCAGGATGTTGAGGAGGCTCTCGAGCCTGTCGATCTCCTCGGCCGAACATTTCCGGGCGCCCTCTTCGGAGAGGAGGGCGTATGCGGTCTCGAGGGCCTTGGTCGCGTAGTTCGGAACCTCGACCGGCTCGGGCGTCGGCTCTTCGGTCTTCGCGAACTTCTTCTCGGCCCGCTTCCTGGCGCCGTCGAGATAACGCTCGATCCATGCTTCCCGAGCTTCGAAGGTCGTAAAGAGGAGTTTCGGCTTGGAGGCGCCGAAGCGAACCGAGTCCCGGGTCGCTTGAGGCTTGGCGGAGAAGTAATAACCGGCTCGGGCGTCGGCCTCGGCCTTTTCCTCGTCGGAGAGAGAGTCGAACCTCGGGTCTCCGGTTACCGGATTGACCCGAACCCTCCCGAGCTTGATCGTCGTCCCGACGAGCCGGCCCTTTTGGTCCCGGACCGAGAAGTCGACCATTCTCGTACCCTCGTCTCGTACGACCTCGCTTTGCCCGGCCCACCGGGAAATCCTTCCGTCTTCCTTCTTCGTCTTCTTAATCATGGTCTCGCCTTTCGTTTGGGTCTCTTCTTGGTCGTTATCCTGGCCGGCGGCCTCGAACGTATGTCCGAGGCAACCGGAAACCTTGCACTCCGTAACGCCGACGATCGCTTCGCGGCCGGCGTCGGTAATCGTCCAACGAGCTTTGGGGTGTCGGCCCTTGCCGGAGATCGGCCGGCGGGCGACGAGGCCCTTCTCGCGGAGAGGGAGAAGAGCTCGGTCTTTCATGCCGGCGACTTGACCGTCGACCTCGTCGGCGATCCAGAGGAGGACATGAGTTTGGTTCGGCGTGAGCTTTGTCGTCTTGGTCGTCGTCGCGTTGCTCATTGTGTTTCCTTTCTTCGAGGGTCCGTCTCCTTGGTCGCTATCAAGTTCGTTCCCTACGGGAACGAGGTCAAGCGAAAAATTCCAGTTTTCTAGAATTTGTCGCAAAATCGGCGAAATTCTTACAAAAGCTTCGGGAGACCTTCGGGTTTTTTCGGGAGCGATTGGTAACGGAAAAGACGAGGGCCCTCCCGGAGCAAGTCCGAAGAGGGCCCAAGGGCGCCCGGTAGAACCTCAACCGCGAGAGGCGCGAGGAGGGAGCCGGAAGACCGGACGCCGGTCCTACGCTTCGACCAAGAAGCTTCCGACCGTCCTACAAATTACCCGGCCCCGAGAGACCGGTAAAGGCAAACGTTTATCCGCCCTTGATTAGCAAGCCGAGACCGAGGCCGATCGCGCCAGCAATCCCGATCGTCTTCTTCTTCTTGAAGAGCTCGGAGAAGAAGCTCGGGTCTTCAAGGTCCCGAAGGATCGCGAGCTCTTGCTCGCATAGGATACAACGTCCCTCGGTTATCTCGAGGAGTTGTTCGGTATTCGAAAACCGGGTCCTCCAAATGAGGACCTCTCCCTCTGTCGCCTCAATCGTTTCTTGCAACCGAAAAAGGAGCTCGTCGCTCGCGAGGGCCGCCCGTCGGTCCGCTTGCAAATGCTCCGCGAGTTGAACCCGAGCCGTATCGAGAACTTCGTCGAGAGGAGGTTTCGCGGCCTCTCTGGCGATCTCGAGCGTCGCGGAAAGGTCCTCGCCCGTCTCGAGGGCATCCGCCTGTCCTTCGGCCATTTGAGCGGCCGCAATGACCGCCAACGAGTCGGCCCTCCTTCGTTGCTCCGCGAGATCCTCGAGGACGACGTCCGTCCTCTCCTTCTCGAGCTCGATCTTCGCTCGGAGCTCCTCGGCCTCGAGCGTCGCCGCCTCCCGCTCGAGCGCCAGAGAGTCCGCTAAGGCGAGCGCCTCCCGTCTCGCTTCCATGCCGGACAACGTCGACCAAACCGCATAAATGCCGGTCGCGAGAATGACGAGAACCGCGACCCATGCAAACGTCGAGGCGCCTCTTCGATCCCTCATTTCGACCTCTCTTTTTTTGGAAAAATTGCCCCCGGATCCCGAAAAACCCGAAAGCTTCCCGAAATGCCGCCAGGAAGCTCATAAATCCGTTTTAACGGCCGTCGGCCCCTCAAACGTACGCTAAGACCTTTTTCCCGCCGACGTAAGTTCGCCAATAACGACGGGCCTTTCCGGAGGGCCTCCGTTTTGGCCCAAGGGTTGCAAAGGAAAAGCTCTCCCAAAACAAAAACCCGAAACTTTCAGAGCTCCCGGATATGGACCCAAACCCGATCGCCAGCCTCGAGGGCCGCGATAACCTTCCGGTAAAGAGCGACGTAAGCCGGCGTCGATCGACCGATCTCAAACTCGCCCGTCGGTAGGATAACCGGGAGCTCGCCGACGAGCGGGCAACCCGCCGTATCGTCGGCGTCGTTCCCGATATGGATATAAACCCACTCGAAGCCGGGTACGTCTTGAAGCCAGAGCATACCCTTATGCAAGTCCGGAAACCGAGCCTTGTACTTCTTATGGAGACCGCCAGCCTTGCGGAGCTTGATCTCGTACGATCCGACCGGAATACAAGTATATCCCGGTACCTTGACGTCCCGACGCTCGTCCTCGAGGGAGAAGAAGGAGAGAGACCCGAGCGAAATACGGCCGAGAGTCGAGTCCCGGCCGTATCCCATTCGAGAGAGGTAAAGGTTCATACGCCGACGCCGATCCCCAATCCGACGCCGTTAGGCTTGAAAGGAATAACGCTCGAGAGCTCCTCCGAAAGTCCAGTAAAGAGGGCCGCCCATTCGTCTGCGGTAAGCTCGAGACCCCCCGGCTTAATGACCGCCGCTCCCAATAAGAAGCCCTCTCCGGGATAAGAAATACTCTCAATATTGAAGAAGGATAGGTCGTCGGTCCCTGCCAGCGTCCCGAGAACGACCTCTCCCGGGCTTCCCGACCCGACTCCGTCTTTGATTATTTTGGCTTGGGTCCTCGACTCGTCCCATTGGGCCGCGGCTCCGGCGGTCTCGAGAGAGCCGGCCGTATCCTCGAAATGAATATCGGTCGCTTCCGCCAAGCCGTCGCTTGCCTCCGCCCATAACCGGTTATTGCTGGCGATCGTTCCCAAATGGAGACCCTCCGCGGCCGTCGCCGTCGACGTTCTCTTTCCCATTATCCAACCGTTCAAGGATATAGAGCTCCGGAACAAAGCGAAGTAAACCAAGTCCTCTCCGTCCGAACCGAGGTCGGTCTTGTGAGAAACGAGGATAATATCGTCCGTCGATCCCTGGATCTCGTTCCCGCTTATTACGTCCATTACGAGACCGGAGGAGCTCCGGGTAAACGTCCAAGTCTTCGCCGGGTCGATTGCGTCCGGACAAGTCGCGTCGCCCGGTCCGACGTTGTCGGTATCCGTAAAGTCGAGACCGTTTACGATCGTCCCGCCCATTTCGAACCAAACGCCGAAGAGATCGCCGTCGTAAGGATTCTGTCCGTCGGAATGATAGACCGCGATTATCGCGTCGTTATTCGCGAGAGCCGTTCCCGTAAGGCCGGAGGCGACAGGGTCGCCCAATTGTTCCCAACCGGTTACGAGAGCCGGATCGTATGTCGTATCCTTCGCGACTTGGAAGGTTAGGAGGCTCGTCGCGGTATCGTATAGATACCGGGCCCAAACGTACCCTTCGTCCTCCGGGACCGCCTCGGTCGAATCTTTCGTCGAGTTCCCGTCGGTTAATTCGAGACGGACACTCAAGAGGCCCGACGTTTTAAGAAGAAGGTAATTGTCGTATCCTGTCCAAGCTCCGAAGGACGCTCCCGAGGCCGGTCTCCAATTCCCGTCCGAACATCTTCCGATAATGCCAAACGTCGAGACGGTCGTAAGGTCGACGCTATTGTCGGAGAGTCGGACATAATTCCCGTCGACGCCATTACATCGAAGATACTGTTTCCCGTCCGTAACCAACCGGTCGGAGGGATCGTTCGCCGAGGCGCCGGACCCGCCCGTCGTTTCGAAGGTTTGGCCGGCGTCGTCGTCGAATTCGAGACCGTAAAGAGCTTGAGCGTCGAGCGAAGTAAAGTCCGTATCTACATGAGTCGTCCCGTCCGTCTCGAGATACGCCTTATAAACCCGGTAGGGTTCGGCTCCGTGAGAGTATGAGAGGTAAAGTTTTCGATCGGCCCCGAGCGCCGTTACCCCTGTCCCCGCGGTCGCGGTCGGACCCGATCCCAAGGTCCAACCGGTATCGTCGGATAACGCCTTCGACGTATCGGTTCGATAGTAGAGACTTACCGTACGATTCCCGGCTCCGTCGTTTCCGTCGAAGTCGACCCGCACTTGTATCCTGTCCCAAGGATCGAGGGAAGGCGCCGTAACGCCAGCGCCGACGACGCCGCTATCGAAAGTCCAGAGAGCGCCAAAACCGCCGGCCGTCGTTAGGCCGATATAACCCGGGCCGGCTCCGAAGATCATTGGATACATACTCGCGGAGGGCGTCCAATCCTCGAAGGCGAATTCGATCCGCATAGTTCCGGCTTCGTCGCCGTTTATGTCGTTCCCGATCGCGTCTTGTGTAATGACGGCCGCGAGCCCGCTCTTCGGAACATATGCCGAGTTTACGCCGGCCGCGTCCGGAACAATCGCGGAGCGGAGCTTCCCGTAATATCCGTGATTCCCGGCCTTGCCAGCCTTCAAGACGAGAGGGATCGAGCCGAAGTCGTCCCGGTGCCAGTATTCGACGACCCGGTCGTCTTCTTGGAGGATCGAATCCGGGACAGCCTGAACCGTAAACTCTCGGTATGCCGCGAAGTCGCCCCATTCGTTGACCCGGTTCTTCGCCCGGACCCGCCAGTAATAAACGTCCTCGTCGAGACCTAGCGAGCTCATAAACTCCGCGACGTCGATCGTATCGTCTTCCTCGACGATCGAAGCGAAGCCCGTATCCGTCGCGATCTCGATCTCGTATCCCTCGGCGTAATCCGGAGAGCTCCAAGTGAAATGCGGCGTCGATTGGTTACCCGCGACCTCGTCGTCGGGTTGAAGCAAGGAAGGAGCGTCCGGAGCTCGCGTATTCGTAAGCTCCGACAGGATCGAAGCCCATTCCGTCGAGTCGAAGTTTACGCCGGCCGGCTTGGCGACGAAGGCGCCGCAAATAAAGCCGGAGGCGGCATTTGTCACGCCGTCCGCGCCTTGGAGGAAGGAGAGGTCCTCCGAGCTCGTAATCGAGCCCGTCGGCGTCGTCGCCGGACCGCCGCTCCCGCTCCCGTCGAGGAAAGCCTCGAGCTCGTCTTCGGAATCGTCGCGTTGACCCGCCAGCATTCGACGAACGAGGTCGCCCGCTATTGATCCCGTAATATTATCGTTGCCCTCGGTCGTTCCGTTGCTGTTTTCGGTCCAAATCCGATCCGAGCTTGCTATCCCGACCAAAAGACCGGGCGAACCCGCCGCCGAGTTGAGCCGGTTACCCATAAGGATTTGAGTCGTCCCGTCGAGCGAGCTCCTCCAAATGAGACCGTAAACGAGGTCTTCTTCGTCGCTCTCGAGGTCGGCATGATATGGGACGAGAAGGATATCGTCCGTCGATCCTTGGATCTCGTTATGCTCGATAATGTCGCCGACCATACCCGAGGCCGAGCGGTCGAAGGTCCAAGAGACGCCCGAGAGATACGGGTCCGATTGGGAGGTCTCTCCGGCGCCGACCGTGTCGGTATCTGTAAAGTCGAGGCCCATTACGACTTCGCCGTCTTGTAAGACCAGCGCCGTATAAATCTTCCCGTCGAAGGGCCCGCTCCCGCCAGTAGATCCGGCGCCGATCGAAATGTTCCGGGCGTAAGCTTGCTTCGCCGTATCGCCCGTCGTTACCGGGTCGCCGAGTTGAGCCCAACCGGCGTCGTCCGGATCCGTTAGGACGTCGGTCGAGGTATAGAAAACCATCGTCCCGGTCGAAGCCGTATACTCGAATTTTATGCTTCTCGGGAGGTCGTCGTCCGGGACGCTCTCCGTCGACGTCAAGGTATAAGCGTTATGCCCTCCGGCCCCGTCGGTGAGAAAGAGTCGGTAAGTAACTGTCCCCGCCGTCCCGACCCAAATTCGGTCGTACGAGCTCCTCGCGATCGGCGACTCCGTCGACGACGCCGGCCGCCAACCGTCGGAGGGTATGAAATGGGTTATGAAACCCCAAGTATCCGCGGTTAATGCGTCCGGCTCTACCGCCGAGCTCCGGATAACATTCCCGGCAACGCCGTTGTTTCGGTAATACTGCAAGCCGTCGTCGACGAGCCGGTTCGAAGGATCGTTCGCCGTTGCGCCGGAGGCGTTTATCGTTACGGTATGAGAGCCGGCGTCCTCTTCGAAGCTCTCCGTCCCTTCCTCTTGAGCCGTAAAGTCGATATCGAGGAGCTCGGCCGAACGAGCGAGGTCGCTCCAAAGGCGGACGCCGTAGATCCCGCCGTAATGATCGAAGGAATAGGTATCGGACCCATTGAGTCGAGTCCCGATTTCAATTTGACTACTCCCCGGCTGGATCGACGTCGTCGCGCCCTCGTTCTCGGTGCTCCCGATTTGCGTCGGAGTATCGGAAGGCTCGTCTCCCGTCCCGCCGTCCCAAAATTTTACGTCGGCGTCTCCGGCGTCGTTATCGCCGTCCATTGAAACGCCAAGCCAAAACGACGTACCGTCCGCGATCCCGTAATCGTCTACGTTTGTGTCGCAAGTAAGGGCGTTTTCCGAGCTTCCGTCGTGCCAATAAAGTCTCGGAGCTCCGGCCGCCGTAAGAGCCAGGAACCAAGAGTATTTATCGCCCGACGTTTCCCATCTAGCGACGAGGATCTTTATCGAGGCTCCTCCGGTAAAGTCCCAGTCTTCCGCCTGGACCTTAACGAAAAGGACCATATCCTCGTCGATATCGTCGAGTCCGGCGAAGTCCGGTATACTCGCGAAGTTGTTCGCCTCGGACGGAAGGAAGAGTCGTACGACGCCGGCCGAGTCCTTGAGGAGAGCGGCCCGCTTGGCTCCATAATGGGCATGGTGGCCCGCCTTCGAGCCGACCCAAACCTTATCGAGCTTCCCGATATCGTCGCGGTGCCAATACTCAACGATTCTCGAATCCGTATCGAGAAATAAAGACATATCTTCTCCTTACCGCTTAGGCCGGATCGGGTTGACCCCAAGTCTCCGGAATTCTGTCCGCCGCGAGGATCCAAGCCGGAGCCGAATTCGCGTCAAGGATCGCTTGGTAAAAGTTCGCCTCGTCGCCGTCCGGCCAACCGGGATTGCCAGGAAGAACGACGCCCTTCCCGTCGCAAAAGTTTTTGATTTGAGGACGCATAGCCGGCCAATCGACGTTACGCCAAGCTTGCGGGCCCTCGTCGTCGAGGAGAGGAACCTCGTACCCGCCCGGGATCTCGGTAATATGGGCCGCGAAACAACCCATATACGCGAGCTCGCGAACCGTGAGCTCCTCGGTATATGCGACGTAAAAGGGCTCGTCGTCGCCGGCCCGAAGTCGGACCGGAGGATTCTCCGAGAGACCGACGTTTACCCAACAAGCCCGGAGGGCCGTTTGTTGAGTCCAAGTCGCGCCGTCGTACGCCGACTTCCGAATTCCAACCGCGATCGCTCCCATTTGTCCTTACTCCCTTTTGCGTCTCTTCCGTTCGGAGCCGAGGTATCGGCGCTCGGTCTCCTCGGAAATGATTTGTTGAATCTCCGTTGTCCGGAGGGCGTCGGTATACCTCATCTTGCCGGCGCCGTCTTCTTTAAGAATTGCCCCCCCGGGTCCGGTCGGAAAGCGTTTTCTGTACCAATCGCCCTCGAGCTCGCTATCCGGAGCCTTCCGGCCGCCTCGATCTCGCCCCATGACCGCCCGGGAGTCCTCCTCAAAGGTCCCAAGGGTCGCGAACCGAACGCTCCGGAATCGCTACCTCCTCGCCCGACGAATCCGTATGCGGGTTGACCGGCAAACCGCGTCCGAGTCGTCCGAGCTCGGCCCGAGTGACACTCCTTCGAGCAAGAACGAAGGGCAAGGCCGAGGGCGACGGGTCAGGAAGGAAGACAGTCGGACACGTAGGCGGCCCAGGAGACTCGGCGACGAGCGTCGTTCCTCGAGTAAGGTACGCGCAGTATTGAATAAGGTGCCTTGGGTCGTCCTCGATAACGTTTCCGCTCGCGTCCCGGTAGAGTCGGAGGGTATCGTATCCACTCCAATTAAGCTCGCCGTCTCGAAAGGATGCGAGACGCATTTCTCCGATCGGTTCAACCATGACCCAAACCCGTACCGACGCTTTACGGAGAGCGATCCCGACCGCCATTCCTACGTTCGAAGCCGCCCCGCCGTTCTCGATTACTGGCTCAATTCGAAGCGCCGTCGAGTCCTCGGAGAAGAACGAGATAAGGGCGTTTATCGGGTCGCCGTCTTCGTCGGTTACCTCCGCCAGGAAGAGAGCCGAGTCGCCAACCCGGAACGGCGTTACGTATTCGGCCGAGAGAACGACGTCCGTTACCCGGCCCGTTATCGTAATGAGGATCGTATCCGAGACCTCTTGAGCGTTACCCGGAACGGCGAAGAGGGATAACGCTAGGATCCCGAGAAGAAGCTTTTTCATGCTGTCCCGCCTTTTCTTTGAGTTCCTCCGGCACTTGCTCGGTATTCGACTTCCTTACGAGTCCCCAACGGTTGTAAAACTCCGTCTCCCACTCGAGAGCGAGGACCCGGTTACAGTTTTCCAAATGCGGAAGACGCCCGCACTCGCAAGGCGTCTCCGGGAGAAGAGAGAGGAGCGTCCCGGCCATCTTCGAGAGGTCCTCGAGCGGTACGCTTTGAGCATACCCGAGTCTCTTGTGAATCGCGAAAGGCTCTGTCGAAACGTTCGACGATATCCGGACTTGGAGGAAACGAGCCAACCGGCGGAGCTCTTTTCGGAGCTCGGCGTATACCGGGTTTATCCTTCTTCCCATGCTCCCCCCTATGAACCTTCCGACCGTCCAACGTTGCTCCTTACGATTCGCTCTTGTTCTTTCCTACCCAATCCTCGGCAAGCCGGACAAACGTCCCGAGTCTTCCCCTCGAGCTCGACCCGGGCCCAACCGTTCTCCCTCGAAACCCTTCGAAGCTCAGTCGCCCGAGGTCTCCCCTTGAGAGAAGGCCCGAGCGTACCGCAAAGGTCGCAACTAAGCCGGCTCCAAATCATCCCGCGCCGTTAGCTTCGACGCGAGCTCGCTCCGTATCCCGCTCCTTGAGGTTCGTCCAAGTCGAGCCGCCGAGGAGGAGGCCGGCGACAAGCGTAAACGCTCCGATCGCCTCTTGAACAAATTCGGGCCGGAATCCGCCCGCCAGGAAGACGAACGAGGATGCGATATAAAGGGCGTGAGACCCGACCCGGTAGAATCGGGAGCCCCTATGCCAAGACGACGTTTTTTCGGGCATTGCGGCCCCCTAGAAGACGATTAAGGAGAGAAGCCCGACCCACCAAAGAAGGTGTACGAGCAAGGGCCCGACGATATCGCCGATCCCGTCCCGGACAAAGTCCTCGAACGGGTCTTTGGCGATAACGTGCCGGAAGTAATCGACAACCTCTCTCCCGCTCATAAAGAGGAGCCAAAGTTCGGAGAAAGCGAAGCCGACAATCGTCCCGACCGTAAGGCCGAAGAGCCAGGAAGCGAGCGCCGCCGGGACAACCGTCCCGAACATAACGAGAACGAAATGAGCTCCCCAAGTCGTCTCGTCGGAATAGGTAAGTATCTTCCACCACTTCGACCTCCACGCCCGGACCTTCAAAAAGAAACCGTCGAACATTTGCTCGGCCTCCTATTGCGAGACAAGGAAGTAAACCAAGACGCCGAGGGCCGGGAGAACGCCCCCGACCAAACCAACGAACCCGGCTCGAACTTCGGCAACCGCGATCCGGGATCGAAGCAAGGCGTTCTCGACCCTAAGATCCTCGATTGCCGAATGATTGGCCTTGACCATGTAAAGAACATGGGCAGACCATTTGACCCAAGGCTCGTCCTCCGCCGCGGGCGTACGAGGTACAAGCTCGGATGGGTTCAAGGATACCCCTCCGCCGCGGGCATGGAGACGCAAAAGACCCAAGTATCCTCGACAGCCGTCGCGCTATGCGGGACCTCTGGCGGGATATGCTTCCAACCGCCCGGAGCGACTTCCTCGATCTCTCCGTCGACCGTAAGGAGGAATCGACCTTTATAGACAAAGAGCCATTCATGCTCCTTGTGGTGGTGCGGAGGGAACCGGACGCCAGCGGGCATGAGGACCCGTTGAGTCGCGATCGCGCCGTCTTCCGAGCTCCAAGTAAGGAAGCCGAACGAATCGCCTCCTTCGCCCTTGTAGACGACGACGCTCTCGGATCCTGGCGCCGCGACGAGATTTGGAAGGGCCGGCGTTAGCTCCTCGAGCTCCCTTAAAACCCTCTGGCTCTCCGTCATTGCATACGCTCCTTTCCGATCAATCCGGGCCCCAAATGAGAACTTGCGTATGGCCGGAGCCCGACCCGGTCGCGTAGATCCTCCGGAGCTGGCCGGAATACTGGAAGCCGGCGACGAGAAACTCGCCCGGGATTGTCTCGACGTTGCCGGCCGCCGTCATAACCTTGAGGTCCTCGGCGACCAAGACTTGAAACGCCGTCGAGACAAACTCGAGGTCGCTCGAGTCGTCGGGAGCAATCGCCTTGACTCGCCTCGGCGGATCATGCGCCGACCGCCCTCCTTGGTCGCCCTTTCTTAGGAACCTGTCGAAATAACTCGCCATTTGCCTTCCTCCTTTTTTACCCTTCGATTCTCGTCAAGAGAGGTAACGTCTTTATGTTTCCGCCCCCGACAATCGGGTTTCCAATCGTCGTCAGGAGCGGGAGAGTCGCTTGATACGGCGTCGGATTGAACGGGCCCCACCAACCCGGGAGCGGATCGAAGTCGTCGTATTGCGACGTCCGGCAACGAGCGTACGGAACGATAAGAAGGTCCTTCGGCGAGCTTAGGAGCTCGAGCTTCGCCTCGTAAACGTCCGGCGGAGAGACCGCGTCGTCCGTCGCCGTAAGGATCTCCCAGGAATCGAGAGCCGTCTTCGCGGCCTCGATATAGAAATGCGTCCCGTCATACCGGAACCGGAACCAACGGAAGTCGTCCAAATGGTCCCAATAAAGAGGCTCGAAGTTCGTAACGTCCGTCGAGCTCGCGCCGTTGTCGGTATAAATGTAGAAGAAAAGAACCGTCGTAACGCCCGACTTGTACGCCTGAACATATGCGTCGAAGAGATTGTTTTCGACGTCGTACATTCGGAAAGAAAAGCTCTGAATCGCGTAACCGGTATCGTACCCTCTCCAAGGAGGGAAGACCCGGAAAAAGAGCTCGTCGCCAGCCGCGAACCGGTAGAGCTCCGCCGAGTTCTCGTAAAGCTCATGGTCGAGGTTCGAGTACCCGTCCCATTTCTCGACCGGCATAGCGAGACCGCGGTTCCTCGGGTGGAGAGCATGCTCCTCCGGCCACTCGCCGTAATTCTCTTCCCAAAAATCGTTCCGCCATGGATCCCAAACCGACGTAATATCCGCCATGTTCGGGTTCCCGATCGTCGTAAGGAGCGGAAGGATCTTTAACGCCGCTCCGGACGGGAGCTCTTCCTCTCCGGCGATCCCGGTCGGAGTGAGAAGGAAGAGCCTCTCGGTAAAGCCGGAGTCGCCAGCGACGACCGCGATAACCGCGTCGCTCGGGTGCCAATGCGTCGAGTAGACGTCGCCGACCCTCGAGGAGCCGTCGCCCCAACCGAGCCCGTCGTATGCGTCGAAATGCCCGGGAAGGACCGAGAAAGCGTCTCCCGTCCTCTCAAGCCACATTACGCCCGAGAAGTACGTCCAAGAGCCCCAAGGCCCGGAGCGGCCCTCGTACGGGATTACAAGGTACCTTCCGGTCGCGTCCCATGACGGCTTGCCCCAAACCGTCTCGCCGTCGCCGCCAGGGTTATTAAACGCGACCTCGAGATCCGTAAGCGTCCCGCTCCCGTTGTGCTTATAAATCCGGACAAGAGCTCCGTCGGAGTCGGCCGGGCTCGCGTCGTATCCGTCCGTCGCATAAGCGAGGTACGTTCCGGTCGGGTCGAATTCTATGTCATACGGATAGAGATAATCCGGGAGAGCCGGAGCTCCGCCGTCGACGAGGGAGAGCTCCTCCGCGACGTCGTCCCACTCGTACATATTGAGATAGTGAAGACCCGAGTCTCCGCCCCAATGCGCGACCGCGAGGTACGTCGAGTCGGCCCAAGAGGCGCCGTATACGTCCGAGAAAGGATCGTCTTCCCAAAGTTGCCACTCGCCGTAATGAGGATGTTCGAACGCCTCGAGGGCCGGATCCGGGAAGACGATATCGAGCGACGTATCGCCCGTCCGCTTGAAGACCGTTAAGGCGTTCCGATATCGCTTGTAATGGCCGGCGACGAGGTACTCTCCCGAAGGGTGCCAATCGAGGGCGTAAACGTCCGGTTGACCCGCGTCGTCGTCCGGGTGGATCGTCTCGACCTTCGGCATAAGCGAGAGCGTATCGCCTGTCCTCTTGAACCAAGCGACCGAACTATGCCAATCGCCCGACGCGTTATCGCCGCCTCGCATACCGACGGCGAGGTACGTCGAGCTCGGATCCCAAGCCAGCGTAATCGGATAAAGCGTCCCGGTATACCCGGAGCTTTGAGGGTCGTACGTATTGAGGTACGAGAGGCTCGAGCCGTCCCACTTGTAAAGAAGAACCTCGTTATCGTCGCCGGTTACGGCGAGGTACGTCCCATCCGGAGACCAACGGACGCCCTTCCATACGGAAACGCCGGTCGGTTGCGTCGACGGAATCGGCGAAATGAGGTCGAGCGATTCAGCCACGCCGGCCACCCAAAGCGAGAGAGAGAGGAGTAGTATCCACATTTAACCCGCCGGTACTTGGTCTTCGAAGATCAAAGACTCGTCCGTAAACTGTCCGCTCGCTCCCGCCGTTACCTCGAGTTTGATATGAACGATTACGCCCTCTTGAGGGCCGATCGTACCGACGTCGAGGAGCGGGCTCCCGTCCTCAAGCGGGCTCGTCCAAGAGAGGGCCGGCGACGCGTCGGGCGGAGCCTCTTCGTACGACGAGATTGATCCCTGTTGCGTCTCGTCCGTTACGTCGACGACGCCGACAGGATCGACCGCGAAGGACCAAGTATATTCGCCGCTCGCGCCGTCCTCCGGAGAGACAAACGCGAGGACGCCTTCCCATTGCTCCGGCGAGCTCGTTTGGTCGGTATTGATAATCGCGACCGACCGGTAAAGCGTAATCCCGGCCGTCGCCTCCGCGGCCGTTACCTTCCGGAAGAGCCCATAAAGACCGGACGTAAGCTTGGTCTTGGATATGTACCCGCCGAGACTTTCGGCGGCCGTCGATTCCTGAGAGTACCCGGGTCCGTACGGCGTCGTATAGTAAAACTCGATCCGATCCGCCAGCGTCGTCGGATCCGTCTCCTCTTCGACGACCTCCCGGACGACCTCCCGGACCGTCGCCGCCTTCGCCTTCGTATACCAACGCGTAACCGATCCTCGCGGGCTCCCTCTCGAGAGGATCGTCGTCGAGTTCCCCTCCGGCCGTATCTCATGCGTGTACCCGGTTATCGCGACGTCTTGGGCCGCGTTGTAATGAACGCCGTTCGCCGGGTACCGACAGAGATCGCCGATCTCGATTTCCGGGACGAACGCGTTCCTCGCCGTATGTGAGAGAGCCGGGAAAGCCGTCTCAGCGAGGATCGCCTCCGCCAGGGCAAGCGCCTTCGCTTGCGAGTTTATTTGGAGGTTACCGGTCTCGTCGAGGAGGAGCGGGTAAATCCCGTCGTTCTCTTCGTTCGCATACTCCGCGATCGAGCTCGAGTCCTCCGCGACGACCGCGGCCTCGTCCGTATCCCAATCGACAATTACGTAATTCCGGACGCCGAGGGCCGAGAGCTCGACCTCCGTTATTTCGAAGTAATCGTCGGCGTCGAAGATATGGTCGGGCGTCGTCTTGTCCCGGTCCGGCTCGTATAAAGTGAGTTGGTTCTCTTGGTCCGACGCGTTCCATTTGGCGCGGAAGTCCCAACCGATGTTATCCCGGAGGGCGATTATCGCGTCTTGCAAGCTCTGGCGTTGCTGAGTGTACTCGATTATCCCGAAGTCCGGGTCGCCCTCGACGTAGATCGTCGGCGGATTCACCGTAAGGTTATCGTCGAGGATCGCTTGCATAACGTCTTCGATCGGAGTCGGCGAGACGTTGTCGCCGTATTCCGTCTCGTCGAGGACCCAAGCGTCATGGAGCCGGCCGGCTTTGTCCCGACATGGGACGACGATCTCCGACGCGTTCCCGCCCCAAGCCGTGTCGTCGATCCGGCCCTCGAAGAGAAATTCCCAATCGCCCTCCTCGACCGCCTCGTCGAGCCCGATAATCGCCGTCTCGAGGAGGATCCTTCTCCCTGGCGCGATCGGTTGCGGGTCGTTCATTAGCGGCGCCTTCGACTCCGACTGAGTCTCCCGCCAGAAACGAACCGACGCCGTCTTCGCGAAACTCTCGACGTCGGCTTGAATCGTCGCGCCGATAAACCACTCGGAGAGGTTTTGCAAATGATCGGTCGAGTCCGCGACGAATACCCGGACGAGCTCCTTCCGCTCGTCGGCGATCGTGGCGTCTTCCCATAGCTCGAACGAAAGCGTCGCGTAATCGGCGTTACGGCCGATTCTACGCGTTATCTCCCTCGGGTAGACCTTGACCCCTCCGGAGGCGACCAAATCGCCGGAGAACGTCAAGGAGCCGCCAGAGAGGGCCGCGACAAGCGTCTCGATCGTCGAGGCGTCTTCCTCCGGCGTCCGGAGTTCCCATACCCGGACGAAGCCTCTCGAGCTCGTTATCGAAGAGCGGAGCGTCCCGTCGTACCGTCTCCGGATCTCCGCCCTTGGTTCGTAACGTACCGAGGCGCCGTCGGGCGCCAGATAGATCGGGAGAGAGTCGAGAAAGATATCCATTTACGAGACCTCCTCGACTTCGAAAAACCAAGTCCATTGGTTCGACAGAGGACCGGCCCGGAGTTGCGTCGGCCATACGTACGCCGAGAGAGACGTCGGGAAAATGTCGCCGGCAATCGTCGCGGGCCCGGAGGCGAGGAGCTCGTCCTCGAGGTCGTCCTTCTCCGCCGTCGTAAGGATATCCGTTTGAGCTTGGAACCGGAGGACCCGGGCCGAGTCGCCATGCTTCGCGATCCGAGCCTTCCCGCTCTCCGTTCTCTGGATATGCTCGAGAACGACCTCCTCGAGATTGAGAGGCGCGACGAGGTTTACCTCGAGCCCGTTAATCGAGAAAATCGCCATTATCCGACGACGTCGTTAAAGAGGTGTGGAGCTCCCGCCCGTAGTTTTTGTTGAATCAATCGAGCGAGGCGAGTCGCGAGCTCCTCGTCCGATTCGTTCCCGCCAGAGCCAGCGACCGAGACGTTTATCGAGACCGGAGCTCCGCCCGCTCCGCCTCCCGAGCTCGCAACCGGCGTACCGAAGGAAGGAGCGGCCGGCCCGGAGACTATGCTCGACCGCCAACGGAGGAGGGAAAGCCGGAGCCCTTGCGGAGCGTTCAAGGCCGACGAAACCCTCTCCGCCGCTTCCGCGGTCTCCTCGAGCGCCCGGTTTTGTTCGATGGTCGCGTTCGTCGCGGCCTCGGCCGCCTGAACCTGTTGGAGGAGGGCGATATACTCGCCGCCTCGGCCGGCCCGGATCGCTTTCATTAGTTCCAAGTGATTCCGGAGCGAGCGAGCTTCGTCGTCCCGGCCTTGGGCGATAAAGAGCCGTACCCGGAGGTTCTCGAGGTCCGTCGCTTGCTTGAGACGCTCGGCCGCCGCCGCCTCTCGAGCCGCCTCGGCCGCGTCCCTGGCGGCCTTATCAAATTCGTCGAGAGCTTGGTTTACCTCGCCCTCGATAACCGCCGTAAGGCGTTCGAACATTTCCTCGGTTATCGTCCCGGCCGCGAGGAGGTCCTTCGCTTTCTCCGTCTCCGAGAACGCCCCCCCGACGAGACGAGCTCGCAACGCGCCGCGGTCGTCGCCAGCGAGAGCGGCTTCCCGCTCCGTCAGGTTCGCCCCGAAGGAGAACCTTTCCCGCATAATGCCCGTAAACTCCTTCGCCGCCTCCTCGGCTTCCCGGGTCGCGATCGCTTGCTCTTCGAGGGTTTGGACGTATTCGGCGAGAGCGATTAAAGACTCGTCGAAGCCTTGGGTCCGCATACGCTCGAGTTCGATTTGCCTTTGCAGAGCTCGAGCCTCGTCGTCGAGACCGAGAGCCGTAAGCCGGCGGAGCTCGAGGCTTTCTTCCATGGCGGCGACTTGAGCGTCTGTCGCTTCCGTAACCGCGTCGCCGAGATCGTTCCAAGCCTCCTCGGCCTTTGCCCATTCGGCTTCCTGTACCGCCTCGAGGAGATCCATAAGCTCGTCGGACCAACCGGCCGCGGTCGCTTCCTCGAGCTCTTTCCGTTGCTCGATCTCGAGACGCATACGCTCGGCCTCGACGTCTTTCCCTTGAGCGATCAAGAGCCGGAGTTCGAGCTCCTCCCGGAAGGAGGCGTTAAGGGCCGCGAGCTTCTCCTCGTACTCGTCGAGGAGCCGGAGCCGTTCCTTCTCTTTTTCGATCGGATCGGGCGTCCTCGGCTTCGCGTACCGGTTGCCAAGCTTCTCGAGCTCGGTAAGGAGCTCCTCGTATGCGGCCGACAAGCTCGAGGGCGTCCCGTATACCGCGTCCTCGAATTGCTGGACCGCCTCGGCAAATTGTTCGGTCGCCTTCCGCTCCCTGTCGATACGGTCGAGTTCCTTTTGCTGGCGAACGTCGTCGTCGCCCCCGAAGAGGCCCGCAATCCCCGAAATAAGGCCGATCGCGCCCCCGGCGATACCGGCGACCCCTCCGATCGTCGCGGCCATTCCCGCGGCGCCCTCGAGCCCTTGAGCTCGCTTTAAACCTTGGAGCCCTTCCGCAACGTCGACGAGTCCCCGGACCGCGTCCGCGGCGTCGTCGTTCAAGATGCCGAGAGCGTCCGTTAGGCTCGCGATTCCCCGGACCGTCGAAACGATTACGTCCGAGTGCTCGATCATTGCTCCGGTAACCTCTCGGACCCAATGCTCGGTCTCCTCGAGCTCGCGGTTATACGCCTTCAGTTGTGGCGTCATTTCTCCGAGGTCGTACCCGGCCGGCCCGTCCGGCTCGTTTATCGAGTCGACCATACGGATATTCTTTCCGGAAAGCGTGTCCTTGAGGTTTTGACGCTTGAGCGCCTCCGCCTCTTCCCGGATCTCCGTAAGGATCTCGAGGAACTTCTCCCAAGCCGAGAGAACCGGGTCGCCAGGATCCGGAGGGTCGATCCTGTTTACTTCTTCCATGCGTCCGGCGATCGACTCGAGGAGCCGGTCGATCTCTTGCAAGCGTACGACGCGATCCGCCTCGTCGTCGCCGACATGAGACCCGAGCTCGGCCTCGATCGCGAGCTTCTCGGCCCATAGCCGGGCGTCGGCGAGCGCGAGCTCTTCCTTCGTCAAGGCTTGAACCATAACGAGCCGGGCGTCGGCCGCTTCCTGTTGAGCCTTCCTCGACTCCTCGATCGCTTTCTTCTCTTCCCGCTTCGCCCGGATAAAGAGGTACACGCCCGCGGTTATCGCGGTGAGAACGCCCGCGATCGGCCACATGGATATTGTGAGAAGGTTCCAAGCCGCGGCCGCCGAGTTAACAAGCGGGACCATTGCCGCGAACGCCGTTACGGCGCCCCATACGGCCGGTCCAAGCGTAACGAACGCCGCGACGACTCCCGCTCCGGCCGTCGCGCCGAGGACGATTCCCGCGGCTTTTAAAGCGTCGGCCATACGGTCCGCGTTGTCGATAAGGAGCTCGATCGCCGGGACCGTCTTCTCGACGAGTTCGTCCCGCCAATTCGAAAACTGTTGCTTGATCCGGCCGATCCGATTCTCGATCGACTCCATTTGCTTGTCGGCGATCTCCTTCGTCGTACCGCCGGCTTCCCGGAGGGCCGCCTCGTATTCCCGGATCTTCTCCGAGGCTCCGAGGAGAGGAAGGATTACGCCTTGAACCCGAGCCTGGAATCCGAGTTGCTCGAGGGCCGCGACTCGAGTCTCGTCGGACATACTGGCGGTCGCCGTCTCGAGGTCGCCAATAATGTCCGCGAGGTTCCTCATGTTGCCGTTAGCGTTGAAGACCGAGACCTCGAGCTCCTCGTACGCTTTCGCGTTGTTTACAGCCGCCGAGCTCATAAGCCGGAGGATTCGGGAGAGACCCGTCCCCGCGACTTGTGCCTTTACTCCCTGGTCAGCAAAGGCCGCGAGAACCGCGACCCCTTCCTCGGCGTCCTTGCCGAAGGTCTTCAACGCCGCCCCGGCTTCGCTCGTTAAAGCTTGCGAGAATTGCTCGACGCTCGCGTTTGCAAGGGTATTCGCCTTTACGAGAACGTCGGTAACCCGAGTCATATTGCGGAGGTTCGCTTGAGCGTCCTTCGAGGCGAGACCGAGGGCCGATTGAGCGTCCGTCGCAAGGTCCGTCGCCGTCGAGAGGTCGAACATACCCGCTCGGGCGAAGTTCGCGACCGCCGGCAAGGCCGCGACCGATTGAGCCGCGTCCATGCCAGCCGAAGCGAGGAAGTAATACGCCTCCGCGGTATCCTTCGCCGCGAAGTTCACAGCCTCGGAAACTTCCCGAGCCGTTGCCGCCATGTCGTCCCGCATTGCCGCGGATACGTCGCCCATGATCGCGAGACTCGAGCTCATAGCGGCGTCGAATTGTACGAAGCTCCGGATCCCGGCGCCGATCGCGTTCGCCGCGAGGGTAATCGCGATCGTGCCGGCGAGTCCGGTTAAGACCTTCCCGGTCGAGAGGCCCTCCGCTTTCATGCTCCGGAGGGTATTACGAGCTCGCCGGCCTCCGGCCTCGAAGCCGGTCGTATTCATGCCAAGCCGAAGGACTTCGGTCGTCATTTGCTCGCCTTGCTCCTCTCGGTTTGGTAGTCAAGAAACGCCCGGTCGAGGGCCCGGATCATTTCCCAAAAAGCCTCGAAGTCTTCGATCCCGTATCGCGCCGCGTACCGATCGGCCGCCTCGAACGGAATCGGTCCGAGACCGAACCCGCTTGAGCTACGGGATCCCGTTAGCTCCCAAAACGCCTTGTAAACCCAATCGAGCCGCTCCGGGAGCTCGGGAGCTTCTTCCCAAAACGGCTTCCCCTCGAGCTCGAGGCCGCCGGCCAGGAGCTTCGAAAGATGCGGGCCCCAAGCGAGATCCCATTCTAGGCTTTTCCCAAGACGTCCGAGTCCTCTTTGAGAGAGGTCGCTCGATGGTGGTCTTCGTTCAAGCCAGCCGAAACGACGGCGTCGTAAAAGTCCTCGTCCTCCTTGAACGCCTGGATCCCGAGCTCGGGCGTATAGTCGGCGAGCGTCCCGTCTTTCAACGCGATAAGCCGCCAATCCTCGAGGACCGCATGAGCGACCGACTCTCGGACGATCTTTTGCTCGACCTCGGGAGGGATATTGCCGACTCGGCGGTACTTTTGAAGGGCTTTCCTGGCGAACGCCGAACGGGCCGGATCATGGAACCGCCGGACCTTGATTTGCGGGAGCTTCGCGGCCGGATCCATATCCATAAGGCTCCGAAATTCCTCGTCCTCGGCCTCGCTCCATGTCAAATACTGGTTATTCCGGAAGACGATAAAGAGCCAAACGCCTTCCGACTTCCGGTCGCCAGCCTGTCCGAGTTTCAACGCGCCGTCTTTCATACTTTCCTCTCCTCTAGCTAAGGGATTCGACGAGATACGGAGACGGTCCTTCCGGCCGCCAGAGGAGTCGACCGGAAAGAGTTTCCCCGTCCCTTATCCGGCCGCCTCCGCCCCCCGTCAAAGAGATCGGTTAAGCCGCCGACCTCTCGATGCTCATGGTGATACCCGTCGACGGATCCTTATACGCCGTCCAACCGAGCGTTTGCATAAGGTCCGAGCTCCGACCGGTATTGGCCGGTCCCTCGAGGGTCGTAAACTTGAACCTCGGGAACGTGAAGGTATACGAGTTTCCGTCCGAGTCTTGGGCGATTATCTCGAAGTCGGACGGAGTGTCCGCGACGATCTTATCGACGTACGTCCTATCCTCGAAGTACGCCTCGAGCGTACCGGTTGCCCGGAAGATCCCGAGATTGATCCCGGAGATATCGTCGTTCCCAAGGCAACGCTTTTGCCGGAGCTCGTTCGTTGTCTGGAATGAGAACGCCGTCGGACAAGCGATCCCGGTCCCGCCCTCGTTGAGCGTCAAGTCGGACAGGGTAACCATGGGCTCGTTCGACGTCGCCGATCCCGGGCTTCCGTCGCCGATCGTCGACGCCGCGAAGACGCCGCCTTTCGCCATGACTCCGATCGTACCGGTAATCATGGATTGAAGCGCCATGTTGATTCCGAGCGAGTTGACCCGGGCGCCCGCGAACCGGTAGAAGATCCCGAGGTCCGTCATATGCTTTTCGAGACCATAGGATACGAGATCGGACGAGTTCTCGAGAACGTCGGCCGCCCATGCGTCCGCGAGAGCTCCGCGGAAGAAGTCGTCGAGGTTCCCGTAATTGAGCTCGCAGTTTATGTCCCCTTCGCAGATTCGCCCGACCCGGACGATATCTTGCACTTGTCGATCCCCGACAACCGCCTCCGACTCGATCGTTTGAAACGCCGTCGTTAGCGATTCGGAAACGACCAAGAGGGTCGATTGCGTCGGAGCCGGAGAGGGAGACGTCTCTCCGTATGAGCTCTCGACATGATATCGAAGAGCAAGGTTATCGGTCGTCGCCATTCTGTTGTCCTCCTTACGTGACCGTGAAAACTTCGTCTCTCGAAAAAGTCCCGAGAACGTTTATCCGGTACCAACCGTCCTCGACCCCTATCGGGATCGCTTGGACGCTCCATACGGTTATTCCGTCCTCTTGCTTCTCTCGAATGATCGTCGCGCCAGCGTCGGCGAGCTCGCGAGCGAGCCCGTCTCCGATATCCGCCGGAACGAAGACCTCGAGGATAATGCTCCCTCCATGGCGGTACCTTCGAGAAGGCCCGCCGACCGTTGCCGGCCCGGCCGGATTGTTACGGATAGAGAGCCGGGCCCATGGGGCATTATCCGGCTTGTCGGGAAACGGCGAGTTCTCGATCAAATGAATCGGAATCCCCGAGTCCCATTCCGCCAGGAACCAACCGCGAACGGTTGCCGCTTCTCCCTCGTATCCGCTCAAGTCGCGACCTTCCAACGTTTGAGGAGTTCGACCGTACGCTCGAGCATATGATGAGCCGTCCGGTTTTCTCCGCCGTCGTTCAAGACTCCTATGTAGGGGACGCCGTTATGGAACCAAACCCACTCGCCCGGCTTCCAATCCTTGAGACCGAGAAGGAGCTCCGTTTGGATAATCTTCCCGGGCGTCCCTTGCGGCGTAGGCTCAAGCCTTTCGACCTCGCCCTTCGCCGGCTTGTTAAGAGTAAACTGCCAATTCCCTTTGGCCCGTCCTCGGTCGACGGGCGTTAACTCCGTAAGGCTCTTCGCCGCGGTAAAGGCAACCGCAAGGAGCCGGCCTCTTTGAACCTCCGGAATCGTCTTCGTCCCGTACCGGTCGAAAGCCTGTCCGAGCGAGCGGAACGACGTATGAACCGTCATCGTCGGACGACCACTTTAAAGAGGGCCCACTCTTCGCCAGAGGATACCGGGAAGATCGCGACGACCGCGTAATCCGCCGTCCCTATCTTGATCCGATCGGCCGCCTTCGGAACCTCTCCCGAGCCGACCTCCTCTTCGAACGTTGCCGCGTCGATCAAAACCATTTGGTCGGTATGCTGGATCTTCGTCCCGTCGACGAGATTCCAGCTTACCCGAGTGAGAACGCCGGAAAGAGAATACTCCGTTTCGGAAGACGTAACGCGACCGGTCGTAACGTCGCCGACCGGATCCCCGGTCCGGACGTACGTTATCGGTCGGCCCGCCTTTTTAACGGCGATCTTCGCGCCATTCCTGGCCGGAGCGTCGGCAATACTCATCCTCGAAGGATCCTAAATTGGTGCAAAGCCGCGCCCGCGAGGAGCGGCCCGAGCTCCCGTTGAATCTCTTCCGGGAGCTCTCCCGCCGGTACAGTATCCCGAGGAACGAGCTCGATTACGTCGACCTTGAGGCGTTCGAATCCCTCGAGGCCGGTATCCGCAAGCGGGTCGCTTTCGGCCGACAGGAGAAGCGCGAGTTTTGCTTGAGCGTTCGTTACCCTCGTTGGGATAACGTCGGAGTCGATCTCGACGCCATCGACGACGACGCCGTATCGAGGGAACGCGAGAGCTTGGTCGGTATCCGTCCTCCGACCTTGGAAACTCCTTTGTTCGATACGGTCCGTCGCCGCAATGAGCCAAGAGGCTTTAGCACTTCCCAAAGCCTCCCAATCCGCGGCTTGAGGTCGATCCTCGAAGTAAGCGTCGGCGTCCTCAACCGTTTGATACGAGTTTGAGGACGCCCCGCCTACGGTCGCGACGAGCGCCATTCCCGAACCTCCTTCTTATGGTTCGGGTTAGGAGTTCGCGATCCGGTGCCGAAGGAGAACCATACGAACGTTCTTCGCTTCGTAGACCCGGGTCCAGCTTGCCGCGAGCTCGAGAGTCGCGTTCGTCGGGCCCCCACCTGTCGCGGCGCCGGCATACTTGACGCCTCTCGGGTGCATGACGAAATGCCGGCGGTTAACGAGAATGTCCTCGCCCGCCAAAACCTCGCGGTCCGTTTCCGTCATGGTCAGCTTGGAAGAAGTTCCCTCCGCCCAACCGATCGCGCCAGGACCGAAGAGGTACGTATCGTACACGGTACCGGAGACCCCGGAGACCGTCTCGGCCGGGTGCGAATCGTCGACGACGACCCGTTTCCCTTGGTAGAACGGAATACGAGAGTCGCCTTCGGACGGCTCGACGTAGTCGATAAGGTCGAGCTTGGCGAGGTAGTTCTCGACGGCCGAGTGCATAGAGATCGCCGTAAGCGAGCCCTTCGCGTCTCCGAGCATTTGGCCGGCGTCGAGGATCGCGTCGGCGTCGATAATGCCAGCCGAACCGGAGTCCTCGGAAATGTCGTGTACGTTGACCGCGGTCGACTCGTCGCCGAGCGAAGCGAAGACGCCCGTCAGCATAGAGATCAAAGTCGCTTGGAGCCGGCGGGCCCAATAGCCAGCAACGAGGTCGCCGATCGCCGACATGGGATCGGAGCCCGAGAGTTGGGCCGCGAGTTCGTTTACGCCCCAAGCCTTACCGCGGGCGAAGACGACGGCGATATCTTGCTCGGAAGAAATCGCGTTGACCGTGAGAGAGGAACCGGTCGCCGAGAGAACCTCGTCCGCGCCGGTTAGATCCTGCCAGAATGGGAGATTGATTGTGTTCCCGCCTTCGGATACGAAAGCGTCGAGCTCCGAGACCGGAGCAATGATACCGCTCGAGAAGAGTTCGGAGAGCTCCGCCGTCTTTTCGATAACGTACGGGTTCCAAACCGCCGGAACGATAACGTCGGAAAGTCGAGTTGCCGCCATGGTACGTTAGCCTCCTTCGATGGTCCGCTATTAGGGTTGTTCCTCCCAACCGCGGCCGTCGGCTCCGACCGGTTGCGCGAGAGACCTTCGGCGCTCTCGACTTTCTTTTTGCTTCGTCCTCTCCTCCCGTCCCCTCCCGGGCCGTCGGCGCCGAGAGGAGACGTTTTCGAGTCGTTTCCTACTCTTGGATTTTGTGACCGTGGGCCGCCGCCATTTGGCGAGCGAGCGCCGGGTTCTTCTGGAAGATACGCCCTTGCTCCGTAAGGTTCCACGATTCTTTGGCCCAAGGGTTCTTAGAACCGCCTCGCCCGCCGTCGCCTGTCCGGGATCCGGTACCCGCGTTTCCGGAGGCCGGGAGGTACGGTTGCGCCTCTTCCGTCTTCGACCATTTCTCGAAGAAGTCGGCGACCGAGCTCTCGCCGAGCTCGTCCGCAATGACGCCGCGGTAAACCGTCTTCCCTGTCGACTCGTCGGTTACCCGCTCGACCTTCGGAGCGTACTTCGCCCGGATAAGCGCCTTCGCTCCCGGCCGGAGCTCCTCGATCGTCTTGGCATGAGAGAGGCCGGCGTCGAGCTCGCGGTCGAGAATCATAGTCTCGATAAAGCCGTCGCGGTCGGTAACCGACTCGAGGGCCTCGGCGAGATCCTCGTCCTTCTTCTCGAGTTGCTTCGTAAACTTCCGCTCGACCGCCTCCCTCGCGGCCTTCAGCTTCGCCTCGAGGTCGTCGCCGCCTTCGCCAGCGTCGAGCTCGGCGAGCCTCTCGAGGGCCGCCTTCGTCTCCTCCGGATCGAGCTCGCCCCAAGTCTCCTCGAGGGCGTCGGCCCGCTCCTTAATCTTCTTCAAGGCCGCGGCGTCCGGAGCAACCGCCTTGAACCGGGAAAGGGTACTCTTGAGTCCCTTTACCGTAGGGTGAGAGTCGATACCGGAGACGTCCAAGATATGAGCGTCGCCCGCTTGGTTCTCTTTGTAGAGCTCTTGAGTCGACTCGTCGAGCTCGGCCAATTCCTCGGCCGTTACTACCGCCTTCAACGCCATAGTTCTTCCTCTCCTCTGGATTGTACGAAGGACCCTCTTTCCGATTCTACTTTCTCGGAGGCGCCGAGACGAGGCCGATCCATTCGATCGACGGAGCTCCGAACGTTGCCCGGGTCCAGCCTGAGAGAGACCGAACCCGACCGCGGAGCTCCTCGAGCCTCGTCGTCCACCCCTTGACGTACCTCGAATATGACGCCCATTCCCGGCCGGAAAAGGAGTTTTTTCGCCGGTCCATTGGGATACCGCACAAGATAACCCTCGGATGCCCGACGCCTTTCAACGCGACCGAGACCGCATAAAGACCCGAGCTTCCGTTCGTCCATCCCTGGAAATGATTCCGGACGACCGTCCTCCGGACCGAGCTCCAAGTCTCGAAGCCGCCAGGAAGGCCGGCGTCTTTCCTCATACGTTGCCAGCCGCCGAGCTTCTCGGCGTGTAACGTCGCCCAATGGTCGACCCGCCGATCCCATACCCGCCCGTTATGACCCTTCTTGTATCCCATGTCGTTACAGACGAAGACGGCGCCCGGCCATGGTTCGCCCATGAGCTCCTCGAGCCGGTCGATATCGTCCCAAACGTTCTCGCCTCCGCCGAGGACGAGGGCCGTTCCTAGTGCACTCGGCACGTTAGAACCTCCTCTCGAGCTCTTGGATCCGGGCCCGACGCGTTGACTTCCTCCGCCGGCCCTTCGGCTTGGGCCCTCGGTTGTCCCGGCTCGCGATCGTATGCTCGATTATCCGAGGCTCTCCCTTCGGGTACCCTTGAGCCTTGTCGAAGACGTAGCAATACCGGCCCGGGAGGTACGCTTGCTTTAAGTGTCGCCCCTGGCTCTTGACGATCGCCCATAGGTTCCTTTGACCTCCGCCGGCTTGCCAGCCGACCGACGCCGCCTCCCGGTTGTACCCAACCCATAAGGAGAGGAGGTTAAAGGCCGCGTCCGTATCGCCGAAGAAGAGCGTCCCGGACAAAAGCCTATGCTCCCGGGTACACTTCCCGCCGGAGACGCAACCGCAATTCTCGAGGAAGTTGTGTCCCTTCCCGGGACCGGCGAACCAATGAGCTCCGAAGTCGTATCCCTGGCTCCCGAGCCCGTCGAAATACTCCGAGCAATCCTCATGTACGAACGCGTCGACGTCGATATACACGATCGGCCCGCGGATCCTCTCTCGAGCCGAGAGGAGGAATTGAGGCTTTACCGCGACGTTCTTATCCCAGGAACCGCGGTCGTCGACGGCCGCGATCTCGTACGACATACCGACCCGGGCGAGCGACGCCATAAGGAGCCCGGCCTCCCGCTCGTACGTCGTTCCGTTCGTATAGAACCCGACGACTTTCATTCCTTGCTCTCCGTTGAGGGATAACCGAGCTCGGCCATAAGGTCGCCGCATACGTCCCAAAAAACGGCCCGCTCGTACTTATGCCATTCGTCGAAGTCCGGCCAAATCTCGTCCCGGGATACGTTGACCCGTTGCCGGCGGATCCTCTTCCAAGCGTCCTCGTCCGGCCGGCCTCGGAAGATCCGGGCGAGCTCGGCGAACGATTCGAAGCTCGAGGTAAGGTCCTCGAGTCGGAAGCGCCTTTCCTCTGGAACCTCCCGGAAGAGGGTCGCGTTACGCTCGAGCCACATTCGCGAGCAATGTTCGAGCGTCCTCCCGGGCCTCGGTCGATTCAGGATCGACCGGACGACCTTCCTCCCGTCTCGGACAAGATGCACGATCGGAAACTCTTCGCCGTACCTCTTCCGAATGTCCGGAGCGTTCGCCCAAAGGAACGAGTTAACCTCGACCGTCCCGTACCGCGTCGCCGAGTCCCAAAACTCGTTGGTCTCATGGCGGGCCGCGACGCCGCCAGCCTCCCGGAGAGCTTGAGTAAGCCAAGCCGTACCCGACCGGCCGATCGCCAATACGAAGCCTCTCTCTTTCATCGAAGCCACCCGATCCAATGGTCGGCCGTTTCGTCGATCTCCTCGGCGACCCGTCCCATAGAAGCCGCCAAGACCGCCGGCCCTCTCAATCTCATATGCGACATAACCTCCCGCTCTTCGTACCGGGCGTCGATTACGAAGACCGGAGCGTCCGGACGGAGAACCCGCCGGAGCTCCGAGGTCCAGAGCTCGAAGTCCTCGTCGCTTACGATATGCTGAAAGACCGTAACGACGATCGCGATATCGACCGAGTCGTCGCCGAGCGGGATCGAGTCCCGATCGAGCCACTCGTAAGCGAGCGCCGGGTTTGCCTCTCGAGCTTGAGCAATGCCGAAGACGCTTATGTCGGCGCCGAAGTACCCTCCGCAATACTGAGCGAGGAGCTCGGCGAACCGGCCGGAGCCGCAACCGAAGTCGAGGAGGACGTCCCAATACCCGAACCCGAGGGCCTCCTCGAGGTACCCTCGAAACGCTTCCTCTTGGAGCTCGGCGAGATCCTCCCGGCCGGCCGGTCCTACGTAGCTCGGTCCCTGGCTCGCCGCTCGGTTGTTCCAATACTCCCGCGAATTATCCATAGAAATTCCTCTCGAGGTTCGTCTCCCGAAACTCCGGCTTCCGGTATCCCTTCCGAGTGAACCGGCCGGCGTAAGGATCGAGGATCGCGCCGACGTCGAGGAGCGTAACGTTCCCTCGGACCCTCGGCCAAAGCCGCCAGATAATGAGATTCGACGCCATGCCGGCCGCGAAGAGAACGAGGTCGTCCCGCTCGGCCTTCCGAAAGACCTCGTCCGCGAGCTCGTCGGCTTCCTTCCATGCGGTCGAGTTCGGAATCCGGATATGGAGGAAGTTCCCGAGGAGCTCCGGAGGAAGCGAAATCATATGCTCCGGCCCGACGACAACGATTCGCCGCTCGTTCGCCGCTCGGAAGAAGGGCCCCAATTGCCCGTTCACATTCGCCGCGGAGAGCGTCTCCTTCCATACCCAAGGAACCTCGACGTCGTTTACCATAAGCCAGCGATAAACCTCTTCCTCGAGCTTCCTCCCTGGATTGTACCCGCACCAATGGCCGGCCGGCTCGAGGAGCGTATCCCGGAGGGCCTCGGCGAGCTCGGGCTCGTATACCTCGCCGTTTACGTTCCGACCCGCCTTACCGAGGAGACAAGAGAATTCGCCGTCGCCGTAATTGGCTTGGGCGAAATGAATCCTCGTCCGGATCATTTGCGTATAAAGCTCGACTCCGCCCGTAAACCACTTCCAACCCGGGTCGCCCGGTACCATGTCGAAGAGCATTACCAAAACCTCCCGAGCCTTTCGAGGGTTGCCGCGAGGACCCGATCGGGATCGAGCCAAGAATGAGGAAGGAGCTTTATCTCGGAGCCGGTATGGTTCGCCTCGAGGAAACGCTCCGTCTTTACCGGTCCGTACTCGGGATCCATTACCCGCCCGTTCTCGTCCGAGCTCGGGCCCGGAGCTGTCCGGTCCCATTCGTGGACGATCATAAGGAGAGGTCGACCGGCCAAGACCGCCAAATGCGCGAGGCCGGCGTCCGTCGCGATAACGACCCTCGCCGAGTGCATAGCCTCGAGAGTCGCGTCGAGGTCTCGAGGGTAATCCCAAGCCCGGAGGCAATCGACGTCGTAACTCGACTCCTCCGCGCCAGCCGCGAAGACGTCGACGCCCTCCTCGAGGAGACGGTCGACAAGCCAAGGCCAAGCCTCCCAATTCTTCGAGGCGCCGTACTTCCGGAAGCGAGGACAAACGACGACGTCGGTCCGGATCCCGTACGTCTCGACCGGCTCCGGGACGAAGCGAGCTCGAGGAGACCTCGCCGTCGGTTTAAGGATCTCCGCCCCCGGGTACTCCCTCCGAGCTCGGCGCTCGATATCCCGTACGAAGGAGCCGTCGGTATGGTAATGGTTCCTCCGCTTCCCGTCGTCTTCCTTCCTGGCGACAGGAACGAACGAGGCCGACGGATATAACGCCTCTTGGCCGGCCTCTCCGTAAACGACCTTCTCGCCTCGGATAGCATGGACCGCCGGCACGTACCAAAAAACCTTGATCCCAAACTCGCCGCGGAAAGGCATTACGACTTTCATAACCGGTAACCCGTAAGAGTCATCATGTCGCCGCAAACCCTCTCGAACGTCGTCCTTTGCTCCGAGGTCCAGAGCTCCCAGGAAGGAAACGACAGGAGCCGAGCCTTCGAACTCGCGTTTACCTTGATCGTCCGGATCTTGTCCCAAGCCGCCTCGTCGACTCGAGTCGCGCCGAGCTTCGTTGCGAACGCCCGGAAGACCTTGAAGTCCGTCGTTAGGTCCTCGAGTCGGAAACGACGGTTCCCGCAAATGTCCGTCCCGAGCTTCTCGTTCCGTCCATGCCAGCGCCGGCAAGCCGCCTCGAAGAAGTCCGGCGCCTTCCTCGACATGATCGTACGAACGACCTTCCGCCCGTCCCGGACTTGGTGAATTACGCCGGCCTCCGGGAAGAGCTCCTCGAGGCGAGCCGTCATGCGCCAGAGATTCCCGTTACTCTCGACGCCGCCGAAGTCCCGGCCGATATCGTATCTCCATGATTCATGGCGGGCGACGAGATCCGTCGCGGCCGTAAGAGCTCGAGCCGACCAAGTCGTCCCGCTATGCCCGACCGCCAGGATAAAGCCTTTCAAGAGTCGTCCTCCCATAGGGTATAGGAGACCTTTCCCTCGAGTCGCTCCGTATCCTCGAAGTCTTCCGTATAACGGAGGACCCATCCCTCCTCGGTATTGAGGGCGTAAACGAAACCCTTCTCGAGCTCCTCTCCGTCGAGGAAGACCTTATCGACCTCCATTGCCTCCGGATCCTTGCCGGCCCATAGCTCCGTTTTCATTCCGCCCCCTCGAGGAAGCCGCATACGATCGCGAACGTCTCCCAAGCTTGCCGGATAATCTCCCTCGGCTCGTGATTGGGCCAAAATACGCCGGTAAATCCGGTCCGGAGGAAACGATCGAAGCTATCCCGTTCGCCGTCGCCCCAAATGATCTCGAACCTCGGCTCCGTCCGTTGCTTCTTATGCTCGGCGATTACCTTCGACGCCGCGAGGATATCCTCTTCCGTTACGCTCATACCGCCCTCTTCTTCCATAGGATATGCGCCCAACCGGCCGACGGATGATTGAACCGCGGCCGACCATGCCCGCAAATGAGACGAGCTCCTCGAGGAGGGCCGCTCTTCGCTTGGGCCTTGAAGCTTACGACTTGTCCCGGGACGAGGTCTTGAATCCTGTCGACGGGCCCGAGGACCTTCCGGTACCAATGATCCGACCGAACCTTGTGCTTCCGCATGATTCCGGCCGGCCCGGAGAGGAACCGTTCGAGGATCTTCTCCGTCCTCGTCCCTGGCGTGAAATGCAAGACGCCCGACGCCATTTCTTTCGGTTGGTAAAAATCGGAGAGAGCCGCGTATTCGCTCTCTAACGAGCAAAGATCCTCGAGAGACCCGACCGGTAAGGAGTCGAGGTCGACGTACGTTACGGGTCCAGAG